CAGAATTCTTTGCGCAATTTGACTATGTGATTGGTGATGAAAGTCACTTATTCAAAGCAAAATCGTTGGCGACAATCATGACAAGTCTAGTGAATACAAAATATCGCATAGGTCTAACTGGCACGTTAGATGGTACTAAGACTCACAAATTGGTACTTGAAGGTCTATTCGGTCCTGTTGAAAAAGTAACAACAACAAAAGAACTGATCGATAATAAACAACTTGCATCATTCGATATCAAATGTCTTGTACTCAAACATCCGGAAGATAAGTGCAAAGAACTTAAAGGTAAAGAGTATCAAGATGAAATCGATTATCTGGTTTCATCTGAGCCTAGAAATAGATTCATCAAAAATTTAGCATTATCTCTCGGTAATAATACACTCATACTCTATCAATATGTTGACAGGCATGGGCAATTGCTCTATGATGGCATTACCAGTGCCAAAAACATAGGTGATCGAAAAGTATTCTTCATACATGGTGGCGTGGATGGTGAAGATAGGGAAGCGATACGAAAGATAATAGAAAAAGAACAGAACGCAATAATCGTAGCAAGTTTTGGAACGTTTTCTACAGGCATCAATATACGCAACCTACACAATATCATTTTTGCATCACCTAGTAAAAGCAGAGTACGAAACCTACAAAGTATAGGTCGAGGTTTAAGAACAAGCGATACCAAAAGTAAAGCCACGTTATATGATATTTCTGACGACATGAGGGTTGGAGATAAAATGAACCATACTCTACGACATTTCGTTGAACGTGTCAAGGTATACAATGAAGAAAAATTTCCATATAAACTATACAAGATAGGGCTGAAAAATGAATAATGTTAAAATTATCAGGTTGCAAACAGGTGAAGATGTTATCGGTGAGATAACTCCTATAGACGAAGAAGGATCATTTTCAGTCTTAGACCCGATGCAAATTGACATGCAGTTAGATCCAACGTCCAGAAAACAAATTTTGATCATGAGTCATTGGCTACCAGTGTCATTGATTAAAGATAATGTCGCTGAGTTGCACACCACAGATATCATTACTGCAATGGTACCTAAAGATGAATTTGTCGAATATTATCAGGCTCAAATCGCAAAGATCAAACAAGATATGCAAGAAGCTTCCACATCTGAAAAGAAAACGAAAAAGGTATCATCTGAAGATGCTATCGATCTACTTGCTGAAACGTTGGAGGTGATTGAAGCTATGAAAGCTAAAGGAAATAATAAACCTCATTAGGTCTTAATGGAACTAATTAATTAAGACTTTTATTAGCATCATTCAGGACATACTCAGTTTAACGGTTTGTCAAGGGTTTGTCAACAGATATATTTGGTGAATAAAGAAAGATTTCCATGACAGTAAAGCAGCATTACGTAAGCAATGAAGAATTCCTAAAGGTACTGGTACAGTACAAAAAAGATTGTGCAGAAGCAAAGTCATCAAAAAAAGATCCTCCTTCCATACCCAATTACATAGGCGAATGCTTCATGAAGATTGCGGAGGGTCTATCACATCGACCTAATTTCATCAATTATACCTACAGAGATGAAATGATTGCTGATGGCGTTGAAAATTGCCTAATGTATTTCAGTAATTTCAATCCAGAAAAATCATCAAATCCATTTGCATATTTTACCCAGATTATATACTATGCATTTCTGCGCCGAATCCAAAAAGAAAAAAAGCAGATGTATGTCAAGTACAAATCGACAGAACAACTTGGTATATTGGATGAATTTGAAATGATGGAATTTGAAGATGGTACCACAAAGCAGTTTGAACTTTATGACAACATTACCGAGTTCATTGAGAACTTTGAAGAAAAAAAACGTACCAAAAAGAAAGCGGTGAATAAGCTTAAAGGTATTGAAAATTTTATTGAGGACTGATATAATGAAAATTGGTTTTAATTGTAGTACGTTAGATTTGTTTCATGCAGGTCATATCACAATGTTGAAGATTGAGAAGCAGCATTGTGATTATTTGATTGTAGCATTGCAGTCTGATCCGACGATTGATCGTCCAGAAATTAAAAACAAACCCGTTCAATCTCTATATGAACGATACGTTCAGTTAGCAGGATGTAAGTATGTTGATGAAATTCTCGTATATGAAACTGAAGAAGATTTGGAAAACATCTTCAAAACTCAGACAATTCATATCAGATTTCTTGGTGATGAATACAAAACTAAAGCCTTCACTGGTAAACAGTATTGTTTAGATCACGGTATAGAATTGTTTTTCCATACAAGGCAACATCCTTATAGTAGTTCGAAGTTGAGACAGCGGGTATATGAAGCAGAATGCAAACGTTTGGAGAAACTCAAGAATGTCGAAGATAGCGATAATAACCGACCAGCATTTTGGGGCAAGGAATGATTCGATAAGCTTCCTAGATTACTACGAGAAGTTTTATACCAATGTGTTCTTTCCAAAATTGAACGAAGAGCGCATTACAACATTGTTCATTCTTGGTGATACATTTGATCGCCGCAAGTATGTAAATTTCTATTCTCTGAAACGTGCGAAAGAGATGTTTTTTGATGAGTTGGAATCGCGCGGCATCAAAACATACATGCTTGTTGGTAATCACGATACAACATATAAAAATACCAACGAAGTCAATTCGCCAGATTTGCTTTTAGGTAATGAATATAATGAAATTACAATCATTGAGAGCCCCACTACAATCAATGTATATGGTTCTGATATTGCAATGATCCCGTGGATTTGTACCGAGAACTATGAAGCATCGATGGACGAAATCAAGAATACCAAAGCAGATATATGCTGTGGGCATTTTGAAATCGACGGCTTTGCAATGTACAAAGGAATGCCGTCGTCAGAAGGTTTGTCTAGATCGATGTTCAAGAAATTCGACATGACATTTTCTGGTCACTATCATCACAAATCAAATGCAGACGGTATCTATTATCTGGGTAATCCATACCCTTTGACATGGCAAGACTATGGTGATGATCGTGGGTTTCATATTCTTGACTTAGCTACAAGAGAACTTGAATTCGTCAAGAATCCATATGAGATGTTTGTGCGTATTGTATATGATGACAAAAAAGACGACATCAAAAATATCGCATCAATGGATATGAAACCTTATGAGGGTAAATATGTAAAGGTTGTCGTAGTCAACAAGACTAATCCATACATGTTCGATGTGTTCATGAACAATCTGTATCAAGTGAATCCTATCGATATTACCGTAGTTGAAGATTTCTCTGATCTGACTGAAGGTATCGATGAAACTATGGTAGATCAAGCAGAAGATACTTTGACGATCCTAAATACATTTGTAGATACTTTGAAAGATGACAATTACGATTCATTGAAATTGAAATCAATTCTCAAAGAACTTTATGTTGAAGCGTTGACTTTGGAGCAAACGTGATATTATTTCAGTATGTGAAATGGAAGAATTTTCTAAGCACAGGCAATTTCTTTACGGAAGTCTCACTCGAAAAATCTCCAAATACTCTGATTATCGGTAAAAATGGATCCGGAAAGTCAACAATTCTAGATGCGTTGACTTTCGCATTGTTTGGTAAACCTTATCGGAAGATCAACAAACCAAATCTTTTGAATTCGATCAATGAGAAGGATTGTATCGTTGAAATAGGGTTTACAATCGGTAGCAAGAAATATAAAGTCATTCGAGGAATGAAGCCGAACATCTTCGAAATCTATGTTGATGGAGCATTGCTGAACCAAAGTGCAGCATCAAAAGATTACCAAGAGATTCTTGAAAAGAACATCCTGAAGCTGAACTTTAAATCGTTCACTCAGATCGTCATTCTTGGTTCTGCATCGTTTACGCCATTCATGCAATTGTCCGCTGCTGATCGTCGTTTGATCATTGAAGATTTGCTTGACATTCAAATATTTTCTGCTATGAATGTTCTCGTCAAACAGAAGTTGGTTGATATCAAAAATGATGGCACCAACATCAAACATAGTATGGAATTGACGGCTGAAAAGATTAAACTCTATAGACAAAATTTGGAAGAGAATCGTAGGCACAATGAAGATGAGATTGCGAAGAAACGCAAAGATATTACCGAATGTGAAGATCAAATTTCAAAGCTTTTGAAGAACATTGCACTAATACAAAAACATATTGATTCTCTATCAAGCAAAATTACTGATAAAATTTCTCTTGACAAAAAGGCAAAGAAGCTGATACAATTAGAATCGAAGATCGAAACCAATATCAAGAAGAACGAGAAAGACATCGCATTTTACAATGACAATGATTCTTGCCCAACGTGTAAACAAGAATTGGAAAAAACCTTCAAGTCTACGCAAATCAAAGAGCGAAAAGGTAAACTTAAAACTCAACAAGACGGTTTGAAAGAGATTCAATCAGAGATCGATAAAGCTAACGAAAGATTGTCTGAAATTCAAAGTATCAACAAGAATATCAGCCAACACAATTCTGAAATTGTTCGACTGAATACCTCATTGACTGAAACTAACAAATATGTTGGTAAGTTGAATAAAGAAATTGAATCTTTATCGCACCGTAAATCTTCATTGGATAATGAAGGTGAGAAGTTGAATGTACTGAAATCTGAATTGAATGATTTAATCGCAAAACAAGAATCGCTATCTACCGAAAAACACTATTATGATTTTGCAGCATCTTTACTAAAAGATACCGGTATCAAGACGAAGATTATCAAACAGTATCTTCCGATCATGAACAAGTTGATCAATAAGTATCTTACTGCGCTAGATTCATTCATCAATTTTAATCTGAATGAAAGTTTCGAAGAAGTCATCAAATCTAGACATAGAGATGCATTCAGTTATCACAATTTTTCTGAGGGTGAAAAACTTAGGATCGATCTGGCAATACTGTTCACTTGGCGACAGATTGCAAAGATGAAGAATAGTACAAATACCAATTTACTCATTCTAGATGAAATTTTTGATAGTAGTTTAGATACGGGTGGTACAGATGAGTTTTTGAAGTTGATGAACAGTATGGGTAATGAAACAAATCTTTTCGTGATCAGTCATAAAGGCGATCAACTATTTGATAAGTTTAGATCCGTTATTAAGTTTGACAAAAAAGCTAATTTTTCGAGGATATCAAAATGACAGATACAACAATTGCGACAGCATCAAAAGTGCCAGATAATA